CGGCACCCCGGCAACTGATCTTAAGTCAGTTGTGTCTACCAATTCCACCACAAGCCGTTATTTTCGTAGCCCAGGAGGGACTCGAACCCCCACTCCTTTCGGAACCTGATCCTAAGTCAGGTGCGTCTACCATTTCCGCCACTAGGCCATTTTTACAGCCCTACTCCGATTCGAACAGAGAACCCGAGATTTGGAGTCACGTCGGTTACCAATTACCACATAGAGCTATATAAAAAATTAAGGTCCCTAACTTTCGTAGGAACCTTAAAATTCTATCTAATACAGATTAAAATTATTTAGTCCCTACAGGTACACTACTAAGCAAGCACCAGCTGAGTAAGCTGCTGCTGAGTAACTGACACTGTAAACTTAGAGACTTCATTTGTTTCAATCCTTTATAATTATATATAAAATTTTTTTCCTAAAAGTTGTTTTTGTTTTTTACGTTGTTAAATATAGTAAATTCTATTTCAGTTGTAAACCCCTAAAATAAAATTATTTTCCTCTATATTCTCGCCAAGTTGGTAACTTAGCTTTACTGGTTAAATGGAACGTCTGACATAATGGACAAAAGTAAATTCTTTGCTCATGCCTATTATGGTCATTCTTTAATCGACTTGCAGCTTCACATTTATATAATGCAAACTGTGCATCGATTTTTGTCTTATAGCAGATTTTACCGCATTCACATTTTTCATAAGTATTTTTCATAATTAACTCCTCTTGAGTTGAACATGTAAATGCTCGTTAGCTGTTCCTACATCTTCATGTAATACAGTATAATTATCGCCAAGCGTTACCTTGATTACATCAATGATATTCTTTTTAACAGCTTTATCTAAATCTTTAACTCGAATATCAATCGCTTTACCCTGATAATGTGCAGAATTTTTAGAATGACCAATATAATCATTTGCACTTGTAATCAATGGCATATATTTTGGATCGTTTAAAATCTTTCTGTAAACTTCAATGATTTCATACAATGCAGTATCGATTTCAGAAACAACTGTCATATTGACACCTTCTTTCTGTTTAGCATTCTTAATTACATAGTCATGCATATTGAATTTCTCAGAAACTTTTGTCAATTCATCTTTGATTTCTTCAGACAACTTTATTGCAGTTTCGTTCTTCTGATAGAACTTACTGAAATAAATATCAAAACCGACACAAGTACAGAAAGTTAAAGTTCCGAGGATAATCAGAAACTTCTTCATATGTTTCATAATGAACTTAATTCCAAAATATGAAATTATGAGAGCAAGTCCTGAAATAATAAATGCTTTAACAAGAATAATGCCCATTTATTCTCCTTTTAAAATGGTTTTCTTGTTTTTAAATATAGCAAAACAACGGGTTTTTGTCAATACCCGTTAGAACTCGTCAATATATACGCCTGTTTCCTTTGAAGGGTCATACATGACGTTTATATTATTATATGGATCTGGATTTGCCTTTGCACTGTTGTTAACCATATCATTAGTAGCCAAAATATCTTTAATTTCATATTGACTTGGTAATGAATCTGGTGCAACTTTATAAATTGGATCATTCGGATCCGATAATGTCGGAGAATTTGCAGAAATTGTATACTTATTGTCTTTGTAAACTTTTAATGTAAATGTATAAGTATGTGGTTTTAAACCGAATGCCTGTTCATAATATTTTACGTCTACAATTCTATAAAAATAATCATTTGCAGGAATATAGATTATATCACCAATAGAAGGCGGTTGTTCTTCATATACTTCTGGAGTATTCTTATCAACACCACCATATGTTGAATAATAATTAAATGCGTCAATACTTGCAAACATAGTTACAGTATCTTCGCCCCAAATTCCCTGTAATTGATAGCTTCTTACATTAGGAGGTAATTGTTCGACATATCCATTAAAATACCAGCTTCTGAGAATCATTCTTAACTGGTCTTCACCATAAAGCTTATCTCTAAGCAAATCTTCTGTTACACGATAATAGACACACTTGAGACCAAATGTGTCATATGCGTCAGTAACAATACTATCTGTTGTATCAGTTTCATTAGTACAAACTATATTATTTCCATCACTTATCGGTTTTGTTAAACCATTAAGTGTTCCACATAACCATGGATATGCATCTGTATTTTTTACCTCAGCTACCATGTATTATTTATAGTAAGCTTTCAATATTCAACCTAAGATGCTTGTAATAATCCCTAGTTTTATTGATTTCCTTTTGTCTATCAATAACTGCTTGATATGTAGCTGTATGGAAAGTTTTACCCAAAAGTTCTGTATTTTCTGCTGTTAATGAATCTGCAACAGAATTGACATTTACAGTTCTCTTAGTAATACCGTCATCAATAACAGCGATATAGTCAATTTTGACTTTCTTTGCACGTTCAAGTTCTGCCTTAAGACTATCTTCTCTTAATAATTCCGCTCTGATAGAATCTCTAACATGAAAATATTGAGCAAGGCTGTCTCGAATGCGTTGTCTATTTCTTTCCTGTTCTTCTAATGTTGCAACACGTCTTGCTTCCATTAAAGAATCGAATTTTGCAATCATTTCTGGATTTCCTTTTACATTCTTATTCAAGAATTTAGAGAATGCAGTAGGAATATCTTGTTTTGGTTCATGCTGAACAACAGTAACAGTTGTTGTCGCATTAACTTGATGGTTTGAAACATCAATATTGGTCATAAACAAAGTCACAGCCATAAGGCAGACAAAGACGACCATAGCAATGAATGTATTTATTTGCATAGCTTTACCATATTTTACAATGAAATTATAACCAAAGTTCGGTTTTCCATAATGAGGTTTTTCTGGTGGAATATAAGGCTTTGCTTCTGGAGCGGGTTCATCTGGAACATCGTACTTTAAATCCATATTTACAACAGGATAACCATCTGAAAGATTTGCAGCATAGTCATATTTCTTAGTTTTCTTCATTTACAATCCTCTTTGTGTAATATTCCTTATTGTTATCAATTTCGTTTTGCCTTTCTCTTGCTGCTGTATAAGCAAGTTCACCAAAAGAATTACCAAGCAATGTCATATCTTCTGAAGAAAGAGAATCAGTCACAGTATTAACTACTACTTGTCGAGAAGTAACACCATCATCGATAAATGCAATATAGTCAACTTTAATTTTATGTTCTTTTGCAAGTTCAGCATTGACACTATCTTGAATTCGATATTCATTTATTAAGCTATCATGTAGAAATTCATAACGTGCTATACTGTCAGCAACAAACTTTTGTCTTGCTTCAGCACGTTTTGCTTCTTCTTCAGCTCTTACTCTAGCATTTGCATCCTTGCAACGTTGACAACCTGCGCAAAGACAAGCATTACCAAATGACTTGTCTCCATCTAAATCCATTTTGGTAAATGCAAAAACCATTGAACCCATAAAGATTGCCATGCCTATAATAAGCGAAGTAGCAAAAATCGCAAATGCAGATTTTGACAATTCTGAATCACCAGTATAATGATCACCATCATATGATGAGCCTATACTGACAACATATGGGTGATGTTCTTGATTATCCATTAATTATCATCCTTTATAAAAGAAATGTCTACTGGAGTAAAATCTTTTTCTTTGCCTACATCAATAAACTTTGCATCACGCCAATAACGTTCATTATGGTCAATTTCTTTCTGTCTTAAAGCAATCATTTTATGTGTTGCTTCTCTGATAGAGCGGTTAACCATTTCTGTATCTTTGTGAGTAATAGAATCGGTTACTACTTTGGAGGCAACAATTCGTCTTGTAACACCATCATTGATAACAGTATACATTTCGATAGTTACAGGCATAGAAAACTTACGGTCTTCTACAATTTCTTTCTGAAATGCGGGTTTATGCCAAATTTCACCTATAAAATAAAATGATGCACAACCTGCTAAGAAAATAATCACTGTTAAATATTTTTTAAGTAATTCTTCCATAGATTACTCCAAAGAAATGAAGTTTTCAGTCTTAATCTTAGAAACTCTATAATAAGTCTTAGAAGTATCGATTTCAGTTTGTCTGTCCTTAGCCATATTTGTAGCCATTACAGTAATAGTCTTAGTCAAATGCTTCATATCGGCTTCTCTAATTGTATCTAATACTGCAGCAGTCTGAACTTTTCTTGTAGTAATACCGTCTTCAATAACTGCTACAAGTTCAATCTGCACTTTCTTTTCTTTCGGCAATTCAGCAATAAGACTATCATGCTTAATTGCTGCTTGTGCAATAGAATCAGCACGATGGTTCAAATCCGTTGCATAGATAGAATCAGCCAATGCCTTTACATCAAGAGAATCCTTTGTTCCATCTTCAAAGACCGACATACTGTCAATAGCCAAAGCCATTGCTTGTGCCCTAGAATATGGATTCTTTGTAACAGTCTTAGTAACATTTGTTTGCATTGCCTCTGCAGAACGTTCATCTAACCATGCTTGATAACGATGCATCAAGTTAGAAGCAATAACTCCCAAACTAATAACAAATGCAATAGACACAAGTAATGCCATGATTCCAATTTTAGCATCTGTCCAAAATGGCTTCTTAATTTGCTTTTCTACTACCTTAATTTCGTCTTCAAAAACAATCTTAGGACGTTGTTCCTCAGGAATACTTCCAAAACGTTTTTTCCATTCAGCATCTAGTTTTTCTTCACGTTTCTTCTTGCGTTCTTCTTCACTAATTGGATTATGTAGGAAATTTTCTGATTCTACAGTTTCATATACTGCAGGATTAATAAACTGTAAAGTATATCCTTCGAATGCATGAGACAATTTGAATCCAGCGTCTTCTACACCAAGTATTGCTCCAGTAATGCTATTTTCGAATGAAACTGCTTCACTGACGATAATAATGTGCTTATCGTCCTTGAACATATCCATATAACCCTTACAGATACCAGAACGAATGCGAGAAGGAATTGTAGTCCAATCGTATTCAAAGATAGTCTTATTGCTCATAAGGACTACGGGAGCTGTTTTCTTTTCATCGTAATAACCAAGAACATTGACATCCTTAAATGCGTCAATACCGGTTACAGTATAAGTCCAATCATACATTGCTCCTGCTGAATTTCGTTCTGCTGTAACCTTGATTGTAAGATACTTATATTTTAAGCAACTGTTATTATCAACCATATATTAATCCTTGATTAATGAATTGTACTCTTCTGAAAGTTCGTTACTTGTTTTCTTTTTTACTGGATCTGGAAAAACCTGTTTTGTAATACCATTAAAGATTACATTAAAAATAGCAATAATTATAATAAATGGCAATGCTACAGCCATGATACCGCACGAAAATAAGTGTAAGAACAAAATCATTGACAGTTTAAGTGTAAATCGTTTATCTTCAAGGTCAAGCTCATCATACTTAAATCGGTCAATACCTGGTTTAGATTTTGCAAGATAATATCCCAAACCAAAAGTTAACCAATAGGTCAATGTAGAAACGCCCCAAGAAATAGTAACTGGATTAAATCCAATTTTAAAAATAGCATAGCTCCAAAGAAAAGGAGATGCAAGCTCAGCAAGCAGCAAAATCATAAAAATTGCTTCGAAAAAAGTAAAACTATCCGAAGAACTTTCATCATAGAAGAAATGAATTGTATATTCCTGAAATTTCTTAAACATTATTATTCCTAAAAAATCAGATAAGATAATATTCTTAACTTATAATATAGTAAAAATAGCTATATTTGTAAATAGACAGTTTTATAAATAAACCGTTCAGGTTTCCAAAAACGTATTGTCAGACGACAGTGCAGTACGCCATAGAGGCGGAAGGGTTTTCCTTCAAAAACCCATAGCGGAGGAACATGAGATGTCATGAGACATGGATTATCCGAAGGTAAACATTAAAAAATTAAAGAAGACAAAATGAATAAAAAAGAAATAAACATTTTAAAGAAATGTTCAAAAAACGTTTTACAATTTTCACATTATGCAAAAATAGTAACTGATCATGGTTTAGATACCTATGAACCATATTCCTTTCAGAAAAAATTACTTAAGAAATTTTCTGACGGATTAAAACCAGAAAGTATAGGACGAAGAAATCAAATTGTTTTAGCACCAAGGCAATGCGGAAAAACTACAATTATTGCAATTTATGCTCTTTGGTATATAATTTTTAATCCAGACAAATCAGTTGCAATAATGAGTCATAAATTAGATGCTGCAAAAGAAATTTTACATAAAATAAGGGAAATATACTGTAATCTCCCAGAATTTATGAGACCATTTGCAACAACTAATTGTAACGAAAAACTACAATTTGAAAATCATTCTTATATAATTGCAGTTTCTTGTTCTAGTAGGGCAGTTAGAGGACGTTCTATAGATTTATTAATAATGGATGAAGCAGCATTTATGAGAAAGTCTGATTTTGATAATTTCTTAATGTCTGTATTTCCTACACAAGCTGGCAGACTAGACGCACAAATGATTTTAATTTCTACACCACATGGTATTGACCATGGATTCTATGAAATCTGGAAACGTGCTATCAATGGTGAAAATTCATTTATTCCTTCTAAAATTAGATGGGATTGTGTTCCACACAGAAACGAAGAATGGAAAGAACGAATAATCCGAGAATGTGGCGATATATTCTTTAGACAAGAATATGCAGTAGAATTCATAGGAAGTAAATAAAAGAAAAGCGGGTTAAAAACCCGCTATTTTTATTTAATTACCACAAAGTAATCAAGAAGGTCAGTTTTATCAGCACCTTCTAATTTTATAATTCCTTTAGGAACTGATTTCAATGATTGCCTTAATTCCATTGCTTCGGCTTGTTTTATTTGTTCAGTACTCCACCAGTTATCTAATTCTCGTTCTTTTTTCTTAAGAAACCGTGAATTATACCTGCAACCAAAGTCTCCATTTTTATCTTCAGTTATCATATCTTCAGCATCACTACCAAAGATACCACAGGTCCAATCACTTTCATCCCACGAATCTACATAACAGTATCGACAATTACAACACCGCATTATTTTTTCTTCTTTTTAGCTTTCTTCTTTTCTAATTCTTCTTCATATTTCTTAAGAATATTCAAACGGCTTCGAACTTTACCTCTTTTACCTTTTTCAAGTTCCAAATTTTCAAGTGCACTAACCACATGATAATAATCATCATTATTATTTTGTTCAAACTGCTTTAAATTCAAACCAGCATCAAGGCACTTTATCATTTCCTTAAAATCTGCATCAATATAATTAAACATAATAAATTGAACAGCTGGTGTAGTAAAATAATGTTTAGTCGTTTTTTCATTTGCACAAAACTGATTAATATTATACTGTGGAACTAATCCGTTTTTTGCATCTTCAATAAAACCACCATTTTTCTTTTTCAACTTACATACATGAAAAACAAATTCTTTTTCACCAAGTTTACCAATAAAACTATAATCGTCACGAACTGGATTGTAATCATCTCCTAAACGTGCTTTTGCTTCTTCTTTTGGTTCTTTTTTGTATTCTTCTAAAATTTCAAAACCGTGTTTTCCAACAACTTGTTTGATTTCATTAATTTCTTCGTCAGTAAAACGGATTTCTTCTTCATAAACATGGTCAAGTGCAGCAAAGACTTGTCTAATTCCCTGATCACCAGTTCCATAAAGGTCTTCATAGAATGTTTTAATCTTTTCTTGATTAAACATAGCAGGATTAATTTCTGCAGCCTTTTTGAGTTCTTCTAACAATTCGTTTGCGTATTCTTTCGATACTAATGCACCCATGATTTACTCCTTTAATAGCTTTTGATTATAATATAGAAAAAAGATTGACCATCGTCAACCTTTTAACTCATTCCATCTTGTTGTCAGTAAATCACCATAGGTTTCAGCACTCATTGAATAACTACCGCAACTAAATGCATCATTTATTTCTATTAAAGCAGTCTCGCCAGTATCTAAAACTCCTACATCCAAGCAATATGCTCTAGGAGAATCTGCCCAATCGTCAATCATATTTTGGACGACTGATTTATCTATCTGTATATCTGGATTTCCAAAATAATTACAATAATCTCTAGGAATTTTGTTAATTACAGGAATACGATATTCTGTAACCCATTTAACTGGTTCTGAACAAATAATATTTGTTCCATCTGCAGCACCGTCAGTAAGAAACCAGTCATCTCTTGAATTTAATAAGAATCCGGTAAATTTCTTTAATTTATCTTTTGGTTTTATAAAAATTGGATTGATTAGGTATTCATTAAATACTTTGTCTTTTATATAACCAAGTTTTGTTTCCCAAATTTTACGATAAAGATATTTTCTTAATTGTTCTGGATAATCATCATGTTTATATTCAATACCCAATTTTTTCATTGCTGAAAACATAACTGGAATAACACCAGCAATAAAATCGTCTTTTGTAATACTAAATCTATTTTGTATAAAATGTTTTTTATAGAATGTAGTATAATTGCCGACTCCAAAATAGTCGGCAAGTTTTTGCTCGTCACTTCCGAGCTTACCTTTATCATTTAATTCTATATAATTCATTAGAGCGGCTATCGGGGTACGATCCCGAAACTACAGTTTGGAAGACTATCGTGTTGCCAGTTACACCATAGCCGCATAATTTAGTCCGCCAGCCGAGATTTGAACCCGAACCAACTCCGTCACAGGGAGTTATGCTACCAATTACACCACTGAGGGGATAAAAACGTTAGAGCGTCTATCGGGATTCGAACCCGAGACACAACCATGGCAAGGTTATATGTTACCACTACACCATAA